GCTAGCGCTATCAGAAAATACAACTGCGTACGTAGCCCCAGCTAAAGAAGCATACGGTGCGGCTGTATAGGGAGTGAGTCCAAACACGCTTAAACCGCGACTAGATCTTCTTCCTTAAACCAACGCTGTTGCGTATCGCCATTTGCGTCAGTCCATTCAACTAAGTAATAAAACTCACCGTCTTCAGTCATACGTAGGGCAGCCACTGGTCCTTCTGGGACTACAGCGTTTACTCTAACTCGCTGATCTTTTGTAAATGTAGTTGGCATATCAAGTTCCTTATGCTGCGTCTAGACTAAATGTATAGGTTACGTTCAATGTATCTCCAGATACCACTGATCTGTCGCCAGGAGCCTGAAAGTCAGCTGCTGAAAATAGAACCCCAGAAGTACCACCCTTAGTGTTGTCAGACACTAGGAAAGCACCACCGATTGTTGTAGTACCGTTAACACTAAATGTAGCTGTAGACGCAGAGTTACTAATTACAGATGGATCTGCTACTGTTGCGCTACCAAATGAACATGCGGGTCTCGTTGCCTGAGAGTACGTTGTAACCTCTGTCCATCCAGCGTGTGACGCCATAGTATCTGAAGCTGCTGGAGTATTTGATGCCGCTGCTCCATAAAGCCCGATATACCAAGCTGCTGTATAAGATGAGCCAGCAAAATACTTATCGTTCATATCTTGCAAACCAACATTAACAACTAGGTTATGAGACTCAGAACTCCATTTAGGATTGCCGTCTGCGTCAAAACACTCAATTTTAAAAACACCACCTGCACGAGAACCTTCCGTCGGGTTACCGCTAGAAGACAAAAGTGCAGCTACTTTGTCCGTAGGCTTTGCCTTTGTGTTAAACATTTATAACTCCTTCACTTAATACGAATAATTGCTGCTGTGTTAGTAACAGCGGGGAACTGAACTTCAAACGTGCTCGATGAAGTCTTATCTGCACCAAAATCAAGAACGCAGACTGCATTGCCACTAACCTTATAGATTAAAGCGCCTCTTGCAGTAATAGCCCCTGACCACGATGTGTCTGAGAAAGATATATAAGCGATATCTCCTGTATCACCCGTGGTTGGTGTTTGGCTGACTGTTAGTGTATTTCCACCAGCAGAATAACCAGCTGCTACAACCTCATTATCTGTTGTATAAGCAGTGGTGGTTTCATCTAACGTGGCGGCGTTAGTATACAAAGCTATCTTGTACACATCACTAGTGCCAGACCCAAAATCAAAAGACCCGTCTAAAAGACCGGTTTTAAACACCTTACAAACTGCGTTTCCTGTAAATGCCATTTAGTTCACCGGAACCCTTGCTTGACCAGATCTATATGCGTCTCTGCGTTCCATGCCATCACCAAGCCGTTTGAGCAATCCTAGGGCTTCTGAGTAACGGTTTAAGTACACAGTCATAGTATCTGCGTCAGACTTCATAAATGTAGCGGCTTCAAGCATAGCACCAGCTAACAACGCAGAATCAAAGTTATCACCAAGCCATGAAGTTTCTGCTGTAGTTATTGACTCTGGGTAGTAGTAATAATGCAGCTCGATACTGTAAGCCTGATTTGGAGTTGGTCCCACAATAAAGCTCAACTCATTAGTAATAACTGGAGACGGCGCATCAGTAGTAGTCGGCCCAAACAACGCGTAATACTGTGGTTTGCCAGTTGTGCTAGGTGTAGGGAAAGACTCTCTAATAAAGTTAACGTCTTTGTTTAACAAATACTCGTAGTCCCCACTACCGTCTATAACAGCCATAGAATATACAGCTAGAAAGTCTGAGGGAGCAGAAAGATACTTATTGTTAATAGTCAGTGTACCAACCACATTTTTACGTATAGAAGGGAACTGAACTGTATTAAATATCCTTTGCTCTGCTTGCTGTACAAACCTAGCCAACTGCTGTTCAGACGTAAGCCCACCTGCCCCAACCGCTTGGGGAAAGTCATTCTCGCAGTACGCTTTTATAGCAGCTTTAAGTTCTGTATAGTTCATCAGGCTGTTCTTTTGCTAAATCCTGTTCCTTTAGTAGCAGCACCAGCACCTCTCATTTTCTGAGTCTGAGTATTAGCTACATTGTTTGGATATCCTGCTGTGTTTGGTACAGGAACGTCCTTTGGTTGCGTGTACTTATTTGTATCTTTCATAACGACTCCTTAACTAGTAGATACCGTCACAGTACCTAATTCAACTTCTAGCTCTAGCACATCAGGAATGTCTAGATCTAGTAAATTATTAAGCCCTACTGGGTTCCAACCCCATTGAATAATCCTGCTACCCCCCGAATTGTTCCCACTTTGTCTATATGAGTTATCCGGTCTAGGATTACGCAATGCTTGAGGATCGTCCACAGGGTACATACCCAACTGATTCTGTGGTTGATCTGGCTCCCAACAATTAGGACACACCAGAATGTTAACGTTTTTGGTCTTGATATTTAACTCTTTAAGTTGCTTTAGTTTATATCTAAACCCGCAGCGATCACATTCTGCTATAGCCTTTTTGCCAGTAGCAAACTTATTTGCCATATTGACCCTTAATAAAACATCTGTCTAGGGGCTATTCTCAACGATGCTTTCTCCCTATCTTCAGTTGAAGCAAAGTTCCATTGCTCTTCGTATGCTAATTTAAGCATTTCAATCTTTGGTGCTGCCTCTGGTATTTTTAGAGACAAGTAATAAGCTAGCCCAGCCACCATACATGGTAGGAATCTGAACGGAATATCTTGAGTTTCTACACCGTTACCAGCGTCCTCAATGCGACGTAGCCTCCAGTATGTAAGCGTGTAGTAATTATCTTGGTCTGGCGCAGGCCATACATTCACCGTAGGGTATACAACCGCAGAGTCAGAGTTTGTCGCCCCAGATTGCCGGTTTACCCATAACTGGATTGGCCTACCTTGAGAGTTCTTGTTAGGTATGCTGGCGTAAGTAGAAGAACTAATTCTTGTGATATTTACATCGTTTTGATTTGCACCAGTACCCGTACGGATCACATGATCTAGCAGATCAATAGTATCAACAGGAAGGTTATAAGTAATAGTGCCTTTCGTAAGAGCGATGCTACCGCTATCGAGCGTCCATAAATTAATGCCACGATTAGCCCATTCTATAGTTAGTAAATTTAGCGACCTACGTGCGGTACGCAAATCATATCCTGTACGTAACTCAGACCCACAACGTTCAAACGCCTCTTCTACAAGGTTATTGAGGTCTAGGTTAAATGTACTTGTACCTGATGTAGTCATATTTGTCTTCTTATTTAACTAGTGTAGTCAACAATAACGCAACTACAACAAGTATAGAAGCCATGTGTAGCGCCTCCATACGGAACATACGCTTATCTAGCGTACCTAATTTATCTAATACAGAAGAGTATCTGGCGGCACATTCACGTTCATGCGCGTCTAATTGAGCTTGCGTCGTTGAGATTGTAGGTGGTTTAGGAGCTACCCCCGCTTTTCTTGGTGCTCTTCGTTTCCTTGGTTTGGACGCTGTCTCTGTAACCATCACGATACCTTTCTGAACCGTTTTACTTTTTTAGCCACTTTTTTAGGCTGTTTAGAAACTTGTTTCCCTGCGGCTTTGGCTTTACGTTTGGCACGAGTGGACGCTGCGTATTCTGACGAAGATAACGCTTTAATAGCTTTTTCTGGGAGATAACGTTACCCAGTAGCTTTTGGTCCTTGAGTTGACGGTTTTCCACTCTTAGTACGCCATTTCTGTTTCGTCCAAGCCTTCAGGCTTTTTTGTGATTTAGCAAGAGCCATTACGACTTGTAGCCCCCACCCTTTGCTTTGTATTGCTTTGCTAACATCTGTGCTTTTCTAGCACTCCACTGGCCTGGGTTTCCCCCTTTACCACCAGCTTTGATTCTTTCGAAGAGACTCTTACGCATACCTGGTTTGGTGTAATTACCAGCCTGATTTACTTTAGACTTTTTATCTTTAGGACGACCACCCATAGCCATCTTTTTGATTTTACCCATACCACGACAAGGTATCATTTGCGTCTACTCCCTTTTTTCTTACCAACAAACTCTTTACCCACAGACTGAGGAACCCCGACTTTCTTAGCGAATTTGGGGTTATTAGCCACAGCTTCCATGAATTTCTTCTGTTTCTTGGTTTTAGCAGGCATCAGCAAATCTTCCCGCGAGTTTTACCTTTACGGCAGATTCCATCACCACGAGTTGCTTTAGACTTAGTTTTTGCCTTCTTAACCGCACCACCTTTTTTCATACCAGGTGCCTTTACAGGAGCTACTCTGGCTCGACCTTCTTCGAGTGCGTTTTTAAATTTTGGGTTTTTAGAAGCAGCAGCAGCTAAACCGCCAAAACCGCCACCAAGCCCAGTCGAACCTTTTTTCTCCATACCAAGGATTTTAGCAACTGGACCAGACTTATTAATTACGCTAGCAACGGGGCTTACCGCACTTAGAATCTTCTTGAATCCCATATCAAACCATCCTTCCTTTAGT